CTACCTCTTCTTGGCGGCCGTCACCCGAAAGTTGCAGGCCGTGCCCGTGGTCACCACCGGGAAGATGCCGAGCGGGTTCTCCTTGATCACGAAGAACCCGGGGCTGTTCGTGCTGCTGCTCACGCTGATCGCCGTGCCCGTGGTGGCATCGGTCAGCGTGACCGCGCTGTCGTACTGGCCCGGCGGCACCAGGAACACGCGGGAGTCGTTCGTGCCCGCCATGACCACGCTGGTGACGGCCGAGCCGTTGATCTGCACCGTCTTGTCCATGAACTCGAGGCCGCCGCACCAGGCCACGCAGACGTCGCCGGTGCCCACGCCCGACCACTGGATCAAGTGGCTGCCGCCGAAGATCGACTCCTGATAGTTTACCGTGGCCATACCAAGCACTCCTCAGTCGGCGCCTGGGGGAACAGATGGCACCCCACCGGCCGGTACGGGTAGATGGAGCACGACTTGTCCGCCGCCAGCATCGGGCACTGGCCCCCGTTCTCGCTGAAGTTCAGCACGAGGCCCATGATGCGCCCTCGGGGCATCTCCCGGTACACCAATTCGCGCCCCGCCCAGGTGTTGAGCTTGCGGGCCTCGAGGAGCGACAGCGTGATCGAGCCCGGGGCCGTGCAGCACCGCGCGCCACACTGGTCCCGGCAGAGGGCGAGCGAGGGCGTGCCCTTCATGTGCGGATGCCCGAGATCGCCGCGAGAACCGCGGTGGTGTTTGGGCCCGGATCGACCCCGCTCGGCACCGTGCCGGTGATGAGCGCGGTGAGCCCCGCCCCCGTCGTTCCCGGATAAAGGGTCGTGAGTGCCACCTGAGTGGCGCTGTCGTAGCTAGCGACCGCCGTGGCCGCCCCTGCGGCATCGCCCTGCGCTCGGAATTGCCGTTGAAACAGGGTCGAGGGGGTCACGCTGAGTGGAAATTGCTGGCCCGCCAATGTGACGAGAGACACCGCGAGGGGGGTGCTGGTCTGTGCGGAGAAGGCGTCGAGCGAGATGGCGTCACCGCCCGCACCCCTGAGTCCGACGATCCCCGCAAAGTTTCCCGTCGTAATCGACACGTCGCTCACGTTCAGCACGTTGACGTTATCAACATAGCCACGGAGCGCCCCGCCCGTGCATTCAAACTTCATCACTTGCCCCACCGTCGCGGCCGGGGCCACGGTTCCGAGCGAGGTAAACGTGCTCCCCCCCGTGATCTTGAAGATTTCGACCACGCTGTTGAGTGGCACGGAGTGAAACCCATACATCGACCCCCCCGCCGCATCAGCCCGACAGACGATCCCGCCCTGGGGATTCGACAGGTTGGTAAAGACGGCGAGGGTGGTCTGGGCGATGTGATCGGGGCTGCGCAAGGTGGTTTGACACACGGCAATCTGGCGGGCTCCCGCCGCCTGGATGGCCGCCGCATTGGACGTGATGCCAAAGGAACTCCCCAGCGTTTGCGTCCACGGCTGATCCACCCCAGAGAGCGAGGCCTCGTTCGCATGGGTAAAACTCTCGGTGTAGCTGACCGACGAAATGTTGCTGACCGTCGCCACCGCGGGATCCGAGATGAACACCGTGCTGGTCGTCCCGTCCGTCCCGGCCCCGACGAAACTGAAGAGTCCGGTCAACCCCGCCCCGGTCGTCCCGGTATACGGGGCCGTGAGCGATACTTGGGTGGCGCTGGTGCGATTTCCCACCCGCGCCATGACCGCCGCCGGGTCCGTGAGGATGCGGAAGGGGGTGCCCAATCCGACCGTTGTGGGGATCGTCCCGCTGGTCACTGTCACAGTGGACCCCGAGACGGCACACGCCGCCGCGTCGGTCTGGTACACCGTGGTCAGGGCGTAATCGCTGGGGACGACGGATTGCGTGAGCCAGCGGGGCGTGTTCGCGGCGTTGGCGTAGTTCAAGAACGCGACGCTCGACTCGTTGAGCCCCCCGCCATTCAGGGCGCCGTACGCCACCGTGTGGGCCGCGATGGTCGGGCCGCTGCCGCGCAGAAACATGTTACCCGCGATGACGGAGTCGGAGGAGATGAACGGAAAGGCGTTCGCGCCCGGGTTCACGCCCGACAAATTTCCGTCGGCGTCATAGGTATCCGCGTTCGCGGCCGTCCCTACGCCCCCGCTCAATCCTCCTGGATAGGTCCCCGCCGCGAGCGCGGTATGGTCCCCGACATGCAGGATATTGTCGCGGAACGCGAAGTGATTGCTAATCTCTTCCGCTTGCGCGGTATTGAAGTACAGACTCCGTGTGTAGGTCTGATAGTCGGGGCTGGCGGCCACGATGGCATTGTGTCGGAACTGGTAATCGTTGACACCGCTAAAGTGCACCCCGTCATTGGTGGCTCCCACCGGATTCAGGTTGGCCTGAAAGAAGTTGTTTCCAAAGACCTGGGTGGTGTTCGCTTGCCACTGGTAATTGGACGTGTCCGTGAAGAGGTTATGCTCCACGAGGCAACGCCGCTGCGGCCCTAGAGAAATGTCTCCCGCCGGTGGACCGGTATTAAAGGGGTACCCGACGATGTACTGCAGGAGTTCCGTATTGATCACCAGGTTGTAGCCGATGTACATATCCCGATGATAGGAGAAAGCGCCGCTGGCAATGTTCATGGCGAAACAGTTGGCGCCCTGCCCGTTGAAGGTGTCCCAGGCATTCTCGAACACATTGCCGATCACCCGGACCCGATTGCTCCCCTTCCACTCGTGCAGGTTCTTCATCACACTGCGCGCGCGCCCATCCCAGTACGACGCGGTGTAATACACATTGGAGAATGTGCCAGCGGTATAGTCCTCCGCGAGCGTGAGTTGGGTGTCGCTGTCCACGCTGGCGATTTGCTTGAAGATCGGGGAAAACTTCTGGCTGTTGTGGGAGCTCGTCAGGTTCGTGTTGATTCCGAAGAACACGCCGCACCCCGGCGGGGGAGCCAGCACCGCCGGTCGCAGCGTGGCGGTCCACGAGGTGGCCGATCCCGTCACCGTGCGGTTGCCCGCGCCGCTGAGCGTGACCGTTTTGGCATCGCCCCCATCGAGGAACTGGCGCCCGCGTGCCATGACCCCCGTCAGGCCAGATCCGCCCGCGTTCTCCGTATAATTTGACGCCAATCGGAAGGTCGATGAGGTGGGATACGCCGTGATCTGAACCGGGCGCCCACTGGTCGAGGTCCAGAACAAATCGCCCGGTACGTAGCTGTCCCCCGACAGCGCGCCGGGGAACGACAGACTCACCACTGAGCCGTTGACATCGAGGCTCACGGTCGCCTGGCCGGTCTGATTCGGCGGCACCGCGTTGTAGTGGAAGGTCTCCCTCCACCCGAGCGGTCGGAACGACCAATTTCGCTTGAACGTCCAATCGGATTGGAGATAGGGATATGGATACCCATTGACGGTATCCACGTTCATCAGGACGCACTCGCCCGACCCGTTGAGGGCGTTGTTCTCTATGTGCCCCGGCCCAGTGCCCTGGCTCATGGCAATGACGTTACCCTCGAGGTTATAGCCCGCGGAATCCGAGGAGTAGATACCAGTGGCCCGGCTATTGATGAGCCCGAAATAGTCACAGGAGCCCGCCACCCCGCGATTGCAGCCCAACCCAGCCGGGACGACACCCGCTCCAGAAATGTCCGCATCGAAGTAACACCGGTCAATCAAAAAATGATCGGGCACTCGAAGTGATCCGTTGGACGTCTGCGCATTCGCCGACCCAATGTTAACGTAGAATCCTTGGGCATCCGTCGGCGTGGAAACTAGGCGCAGCCCCTCCAGACGGAAGTGATGCTCTTCGTAATGCGTCTGTGTGTCCGGGGTTCCGATGAGCGCCGCGGCGTTCGACCCCTTTATCAGGTGGGCAAATCGTTCGTAGTTCGTCACGTGCCACGTCGTATGCGGCGGCGGCACCGTCACTTGCTCGGCCTGCCCCGACATGATGCGCACATACGAGGGGTCGCCCTGCGGGATCACGCTCGCCATCGCGGGCCTGGCAGCGAGCGCCGCGGGAGGGGCCGCCATCGGCACCGGGGCCGAGATGATCAGGCCGACGGCCGACGAATAGGTCATCATCGGCGGGGGCGATTGGCGTGGGGTGCTCGCGGTGATGGTCGGCAGGATCGGAAACGTGATCTGCGTGGCGTCGGTGGTGATGGCGTTCGCCGTGCCGTTCGGGATGACAATATCGTCGCCGTAGTTGGCGTTGGTCACCGCCGTCTTGAGTTGCGCCAGCGTCTTGCAGATCGTCACGGTCCCGCTGCGCATCCCCGCCGGATTCGGCACCCCGTTGAGGTAGCTCACGCCCGAGCCGTAGTTGACGCCCGCGCGCAGCTCGTTGACCGAGAGGTCGCGCTGGGGGGCGAGCGGATCGGCGGCGAGCGTCATCAGCCCACCCGCAGCACGCGCCGCGGGCCGTAGCTGCGCACGGGGCTCGGGCCCTCGACCTGTTGGGTCACCAGCCGCGTGGGCGCTGTTCGGCCCTTCACCGTCGTCATGTTGTTGCCGCGCTGCGTGCGGTCGCGCCCGAAGTCATCCCACGAGGCGACGCAGCGCGGGGGGCGAATGGTGATGGGATCGGCCCCCTGCGCGAGCGCGAGCAGCTCGTTGGGGTCGAGCGCGACATCGTGGACGGTGGGGAAGGCGATCCACCCGTCGAAGAAGATGCGCGGACCCGCCTGATCGGGCAGACACCCCACGTCGCAGTTCGGCGAGGAACGCACCGGGGTGGAGCTGGTCGTGTCGCTGGCGCGCAGCGTGCCGTCGAGCCACACCTGGCGCGAGGTGGAGCTGATGAACCGGCCCGCGAGATGATGCCAGCCTGGGGCCACCACGGCCGCGCTCGGAGCCCCGAAGCCGCCCGCATTGTCGTTGATCTGGAGACTGCACGCCGTGGTGCCGCCAATGATGGCGAACCACTGGCCGGCGTTGATCGGATCGGACAGGGCGAGGAGGAATCCGCCCGTGGCCGAGGTCGGCCGGAACCACGCCGAGAGAGTGAGCGCGGTGCTCGACGTGATCGTCGCGGCGATGTCCATCCGCTCCGACGCCGCCGCGATGTACTGCCGGGCCACTAGACCAGCTGCCGCGCCACCCCGGTCCAGATGGCGCTGGAATTGGTCGCGGCCCACGGGAACGCGCCATCGTTCTGCACGACGATGCCCCACCGCGGCGGCAGCACGCCGTCGAAGGCGGCGGCCACGGAGAACGGCCCGCCCGTATAAACCTGCGAGTTGTACGGCATCGGGACGGTGCCGAGGTACTTGAGCGCGGTGGGGTTGTTGATCGCGTAGCTCGCGTCCGTGCCGATGCCCGCGTTGCCCTCCGTGTAGTTCGTGCCCCCGTTGAGCGAGCCGTAGGCGTAGAGCAGGGCCTGGCTGTTCCCCCCGGGGCGCCCCCCGTTGATGTTGATCGTGACCAGGGCGTCCAGGAAGTTCCACGCGCTGTTGTCGATGGCGGCCGAGGACCGGGCGACGGCGGTGCCGGTGTTCAGGTTCGCCAGTGTGATCGAGATGGCCGACGACGTGAGCGGCTGATAGACGCTCGACACGTTGGCGACGATGTGCGCCCGCCCGTTCAGGTCGTGCCAGGACGGGATCAGCCGCCCGTTGCCCCCCGCCGCCGTCGGCGGCGTGCTCGCCGCCCACCCGCCGATGAGCACGGCCGAGCCGTTGATGGCCGACCCGTTGGGGTCCACGCCCTGCGTGGCCGCCATGATGCGCCCGTTCAGATCGAGCCACTGGTACTGGTGCTGGCCCGCGGTGACCGCGCTCAACGCCGGGCCCGAGGCGTAGCCGCCCGCCAGCAGCGGCTTGGTGGACACCGCCACGCCCGCCGCGGTGGGGCCCTCCACGTCCTGCAGCGTCTGGTTGCTGACCATGAGCCAGCCCTGCGCGGTGCTGCTGATCTCGGTGCCGCTGCTGCTGCGCAGGTTGGTATGGAGCGCGCGGAAGCCCGTGATGCGCGCCGCCGCGGTGACGCCCGAGGCGATGGACGACGCCCCGCCCGAACCCGCATCGTTGAACTCGCCGCCGATGGGCGTCTGGGCCGTGCTGCCCACGGTGAAGGTGCTGCTATCGGTCGAACTGGTGCCCCCCGTGCCGCCCCCGGCCACGATGCTCACGTTGAGCGACCCGTTGGCCGCGATGCTGACCGCCGTGCCCGTGGTGCTGTACAGGGTGGTCCGCACCGCGTGCGCGGTGGTGTCCATCACCTCGGTGCCGAGCGAGTCGCGCAGGTTGACGTGCTTGGCCCGGAACGCCGTGGACCGGTCCGCGCCCACCTGGTTCGCCCCGAGCTGTGCCGCCCCGGTCTCGTTGAAAATGCCGAAGGGCAGCGTGCCGTAGAAGCCCCCGATGGGGCCCGCCTGGGTGGCGTCCGCCACCGTGCCGCTCACCGCCACCTGGATCGACGTCCCCGTGTACGACGGATTCGGCTGGCTCGAGAAGGCGACCGCCGTACCGAAGGCGTTGGCCAGGATCACCGCGGGGATGGTGGCCCCCGTGATGGGGAACACCAGCACATCGGTCGAGGCCGTCGCGGAGGAGACCTGGGTGGTGACGGTAACGACGGCCACGTTACGCCTCGCCCAGCAGCGCCGCCCGCCACTCGTGCTGCGCGGCGGGGCTCAGGTTACTCAGCAGGAGGGCCAAGCCCTGCGCCGTGCAGTCGTAGCAGAGGTCCAGGCGCTGATCCGACCCGTCGAGCAGGACGTGGTGTACCGCGAGTACCGTGGCGTGCCCCTTGGCGTCACACGTGAACGTCTCGTGCCTCATCGCGGCATCCTCCGGTGACGACGGTACAGGAGATACGGAAACAGGTGCCCCGCAGCGGCGGGCAACGGCGGCGGCGGGGCCGCCGCCCCGGCGCGGACCCCGTAGAACCACAGGAGCATCTACATGCGCCCCCGTCGGCGCAACACGGCGAAGCTGCTGGCCGCCCCCACCGTCCCCGGCGGGTGCGCCAGCGTGGTCGGCACGTTCTGCGCCCCCGAGATGGGCGGGAGGGTGCGCCCGCCTCCGCGCCGGGGCGGGTAGTCGTCGTAGGCGTCCAGCAGCCACGCGAAGCGGTTGCTCACCGCCTCGGTCATCCGCCGGATGAACGTGGCCGTGTGCCCGACCGCAGGCAGGACGCCCGGGACCGCGACCCGCGGCGTGGTGGCGGCCTCGGCCTCGTAGCGCTTGGCGGCCTTCTCGCCCTCGAGCCGCCGCCGCCACCCGGGCAGCTGGAGCCGATCCAGCACTAGGAAATCCGCTCGCACGTCATGCTGAACCGATAGCTCGGCGTGCCCGCCGCGCCCGTCAGCACCGTGGAGCCGTAGATGGTGGTGGCCGCGCTCGCCTGCACCAGCACGGTCCCGCCCGACAGCGCCAGCGTGGGCGCCGCGGTCACCACGCCCGAGTTGGTCGAGATGGCCGAGCCCACGTTGATGATCTTGGCCGCCGCGCTGTCGTCCGACGTGAAGATCGCCTGCGCCTGCACCGTGCCGCCCGTGCCCGGCTGGTAGCCCTGGAGGCCGGAGGTGAGCTTGAACACGCCCGAGCCGACCGTGGTGTATAGCGCGGCCGAGGCGAAGCCGGTGGTGGCCGCCTTCTGGTCGGTCTGGATGAGGCCGACGATGGAGGGGACGCCGATCCCCGTCAGCGCGTCCTGCTGGTAGCTCGTCAGCAGGCCCGAGCCGGTTTCTTGCAGTCCGCGAATGCCGGTGATCGCCGTGGGCATAGTCGTCGCCTCCTAGATGACGCGCTTGTTGTCGGTGCGCTTGTACAGGTTGTGCTCGGGGGTCGGGGCGCTCGTCATGCGGACCGGCGTGCCCGGGTGCTTGGCGCGGATCATCGGCACCTTGCCGTTGGGCCGCTTGCCGGCCACCATCTTGCGGATCACACCGTCGATGGACATGGGCGGGTTACCTCGCTTTCCAGAGCATGGGAAGGAACACGCCGAGGGTGTAGGCCGCGACGGCGATGTGGCGCCAGAACTCGGGCTTGATCGCCGCGAAGGTCCAGAGGCCCAGGGCCCCCAGCGTGACGGTCCAGAACAGCATCTTGTCGCTCAGCGCGCGGAACGCGATGGCGAGCATGTCCTCGGTGGCCGCGCGGAAGCCGCGACCGTTCACCTCGACTGCGGGGCGCTCGTAGAGCGATTGCTGGGCGGCCATCTATTCGTCCTCCTCCAGGAACCCAGATCCATGGTCCTTCAGGACCAATTTCCCCTTCACGGCGGCCCATCGTATCGCATTTCCTATCGCCTTGTTCAGCTCGTCGCCCGTGAGATCGGCCCGCTCCATCTGCGCGATGACGGCCCGGTCCACCTTGGTGGTGTAGTCGTCGCTCGTCTTGGGCGGCGCGGTGCCGTTACTCTTGGTCGCCACGTCGCCTCCGCGCCAGCGCCTCACGCGCGATCTGATCAAGGCCGCCGCCGACCATGGGGAGGCCCTTGCTGATGGCCGGGTGCACCGTCTGCGTCTGCCCCGGTACGTTCTTGGCGGTCGGAATCCGCACCGTGGGGCCGCGCTCGAACCCGCGCGTGTCGCTGCCGAGGCGCCGCGAGAGGCCGGGGATGTGGATGTCCAGCTCCCCGCGCACCGGGGCGGGGCGGTCGAGCGGGGAGACCTCCTGCAACGCCTGGCGCGTCACGGGGGCGCGCGACCGACTCGCCTGCTGGTTCAGCACGTCCTTCTTGACCAGCCCCGTGGCCAGCTTGTCGGCCTTGAGGCGGCGCTCAGCCGGGTCCATCGCCCCGGACTTCTGCATCGAATCGACGAACCCCTTGCCCTCCGCGTACGCCTTCCGCGCCGCCTTGAACTCACTCGGCAACCCGGTCATGTCGGCCAGGTAGCGGTCCACCGTCCGCACGATGAAGGCGTAGGCGCCCGGATCTTTCTCGCGCAGGCTCGGCAGCTTGTCCACGACCTTGCCCATGTCCACGACCACTTCGTCGGGGGCGCCCATGGCGGCCCCGGGCTGACGCGCCAGCGCCTTGGTATCGAGGCCGAGGCGCTGCGCGGCCCGCACGTCGATGAGGATCGGCTGGCCCTCGACGTAGGGCCCGATCTTGCTGAGCATGTCGGCGTAGCCCTGCTGGAGCTTCTCGGGGCCGCTGCCGTAGACCATATCCATCAGCCCGGCGTGGTCCTTGGAGAACTGCCCCTTCCACCAGGGAATCGCGTCCTGCACCGTCCCCGCGATCTTGGTCGCGGCCTTGTCCTCGTACTGCGTCAGCGCCCGCGCCCCCTGCGCGCCCTGGACCGTCTTGATCCCCTTGCCCAGCAGCGCCGCCCCCAACTCGGGGATGGCCTGGCCGATGGTGGCCATGATCGCTTGGTCGGCCGGCGCGTGGCCAGTGATCGGAAGGCCCGACTCCCCCGTCGCCGCCCCGGCCGCCGCGCCGCCGAGGGCCGAGCCCGCCATCCGCGCCCCGGCCTGGGCCATGGGGCCGGCGCCCCGCGCGAGCACCTGGCCGAGCCCCATGCCCGCGATGGGCAGGCCGATGCTCGCCCCGGTGCTCAGTATGCTCTTGACCGCTTGGTTGCCCTCGGCGGCGGCTTCCTGCCGCTTGCCGGCGCTCGCGCCGTACTTGCTCTCGAGCGTGGACAGGCTCTTGATCTGCGCGGCCGGGTCCAGGCCCGCGAACTTCGCCGAGTGCTGGCTCAGGATCTTGAGGCGCTCGGGTTGCGAGGCGCCCGTGAACTCGGGCGAGGCGAGCAGGCCCTTGAGATCATCGGCCATCAGTCGAGGCCCAATGCCTTGTCGATCTCGGCGCCGATCTTGGCGCCCCCCGCGCCGCCCGGCGCCGGGGCCTTCAGCGCGTTCATGGACTCGCGGATGACTGCGAGCTGCTCATCGTAGGCCGACTCCCGGTTCTTCATGTCGCGCCGCATGATGTCCGCCACCCCCCTGAACTGCTCCTGGGTGTACCACTGGCTGATGATCCCCGAGGCTTCCTCGCGCGCCTTGTCGCTGGTCACGCTGCCGCCCGACATCACGCGAGCGTACTCGGTGGAGGCCGTCACCACGGCCGCATGGAAGCGCACCACGTCCACATCGCCCGTGCCCTTCCGGCCGCCGGAGAGCCACCTGTTGAACACCGTGACCCCCGTGCGGTCCACCTTGTCGGACATCTCCAGCGCCACGTCGAGGTTCTTGTCCGCCGTCCGCGCAAAGGCCAGGACCGGCCCGCGCTGCGCCTGGATACGGTTCATCTCCGTCTGGTTCGCCTTGGCCAGCATGGTCCGCTGCGTCTGCGAGTCGAGTCCCAGCCCGCCCGTCTTGGCCAGCTCGGTGGCGCGGTTGATGATGGCGGCGCGCGTCTGCGCGCCGTACCGGCTCATGCCCATCGGCGGGAGCTGGCCCGTCCGCAGGTACTGCTGCGCGGCCATCTCCTGCGCGTCGGGCGTGAGGCCCCCCGTGAGTCCACCGTCCGCCGTGGCCATTTCCTTCTTCTTCAGATCCAGCATCTGCTGCCGGAAGGCGTTGACCGTGTCGTGCTGCTGCTTGGCGATGTACGCTTTCGCGATCTCGCCCGAGATGTCGGCCGCCTGTTTGCGCAGGGCGCTGATCTGGCCATCGAACAGCTGGTGCACCCGCATGAACTCGTCGGGCTTCTGCGCGGCCAGGAGCACGCGCTCCTTGGCCAGCCCGTTCTTGGCCGCCGCGAGACTCAGCTGCGTGCCGAGCATGTCGCGCGACAGGCCGAAGCGGTCCAGGATGTCCTGGTACTCGTCGCGCTGGCGCTGGTACTCGCGCGACATCTTGGCCACGCCCGCGAGGTATTCCTTCCACATGTGCTCCGCGCGCACCGCGTCGCCCTTGGCCCACCCGTCGAGCGCCCCCGTGTAGGCGGCCAGCGCGCCCGAGGGGTAGCCCTTGGCCATGCCCATGCCCATCTGGGCGAGCAGGCCGAGGCCGTAGAGCGTGCTGTTCAACGATTGAACCAGCCCCGCGTTCTCCCCCAGGTTGAGGAACGGCTGGGCCGCGCGCGAGGGCACGTCGGGCTCGTCGGGCGCTTGGGGCGGCGCGGGCAGGCGCGTGGCGCCCTGCTCGAGCGCGTCGGCCCGCCCCTGGAGTCGGTCCTGATCGGCCTCGCGCAGCGTCTGGATGCGATTCATCTCGTCGGCCGCGTCCTTGTAATACCCCTGCGCCTCGGCGCGATGCCCCTTGGCCTCCTCCTCGGCTTTCTTGAGGTCCGCGAGCTGCCCCCCGGTGGCCTCGACCCAGGAGCCGAGCGGATCGTGGGCGCTGATCCCGGCGGTGGGGGTCGGCGCGACGGCCTGGAGGGGATCAGCCGGCATTGTTCTGCGTGGCCCCCAGCAGCAGCGCGATGGACTTGTTGGCCGCGGTGATGGCGTCGGTGGTGCCGCCCATCAACCCCTGCGCGGTGGCCGACACCTGGCCCGACGGCCCCATGGCCGCGCCGATGCCGGAATACCCACTCTGGAGCAAATTCTGCGCAAGCTGACTGCGCAAGGTTTGCGCCTGCATGTCGATGAACGTGTCGAACTGCTGCGCCATCGTGCTGTCGGTGATCCCGGCCTTGGCGAGGTAATCGCGGATCTTCATGCGCGCGTTCGCCTTGAACTGGTCCACCTGGCTCTCCAGCTGCGCGGGGAGGGGACCCCCCAACAGGGCCTGCGAGCCCGCACTGGTGAGCTGCTGGCCCGCGGCGGCGGCGGGGGCCGCGGTCGCGGCCTGCTGCTTCTGCTGCTGCTCCAGCTGCTTGCGCTGGCCCGCGGCCTGCGTCAGGCCGTAGATCGAGGAGCCGATGCCCGCGCCCGTGGTGGCGAGCCGGAGCGCGGGGCCGATGCCCGTGAGCACGTCGTTCAGGCCGCCGCCGCCCAGGAATCCGCCGCCGCTCCCCGCCCCGGCCGGGGGGGTGGGAGCGCCCGTCCCCGTGAACGCCGAGGTGTAGGGCGCGTCCGCCTGGACCCCGGAGACGCCGGTGTCCATGCTGCCGTACGTGGGGATGGCCGGGCTGCCGCCCCCGCCCCCGCCGCCAAAGAGGCCGCTGAACCAGTCCCCGACGCCGTCAAAGAGTCCCATTTAGAGCCCCGCCGCCAGGCGCAATCGCTGCGTGTCCTGGGCGCATAACTGCATGAATGTGGTAAAACTTTCCTCATCTGTCAAGTCGTAACTCACCCAGTCTCCCACGTGCGGCAGGCTGAGCGCGTCCGCGATCTGGTCGTGCATGTGCCCGTGCGGCGTCAAGCTGGTGCGCAGATCGTCCAGCAGGCGGAAGGCCACGTTCGTCACCTTGCACAGCTCGCGGTTCCACTCCTCGTGGAGATGGAGGAAGTCGCTGAAGGCGTCCTCGTCCTTGAACGGGACCATGGCCCAGAGAAACGGCGAGATCAGATGGCTCATTGCAGGAGCTTCTTCCGCTCGTCCTCGGGCAACATCCCGCCCGCGAAGTCGCCCGGCGGGGTGGCGAGCGCCGCGGCCGCGATGGAGTCCATGGGCGTGCTCGCCGGGGCACCGGGCGCCGCGGCCGCGCCACCGCCCGCCTGGCTCATCAGTTGCTCCCAGAAAGGCGAGATGCTGCCCAGATATTGGCCGGGCGCGGGATACCCGCTGACGGCATAGTCGTACCCCGGCTGGCCGTAGGCGATGCTGGGCGCGCCGGCCTGGGCGATCTGCCCCGCGGGATAGACGCCGGGGCCGAGGCTGCTCGTTTGGCCCGTCCCGGGATCCGTCGCGCTGCCGCCGGGCGTGTAGAGCGGCGCGAACTGCTCGCGCGGGAGGAACTGGTCGAACAGGCGCATCCCCGCCTCCCCCTGGAGCGTGGCGGTGGGATCGGTGATCGCGGTGCCCGGCAGCACGCCCTGTAGCTGCTGGACGAGCGCCTGCAGCTGCTGCGTCTGGGGCCCCCAATCGATGGTCGGCGTCTGCTGGCCGTGCGTGACGGGGCCGGTCCCCGCGATGGTGCCGACCCCGTAGATGTTACTCGGATCGCCGCCCGTGAGCGGGGCCCCCGTGGTCGTGGTCACGAACTGTTTGTAGGAGTTGAGCAGCTGGCCCAGCTCCTCCTGGCTCTGCACGTAGGGCAGGGCCTGCTGGAGCGCGGCCAGCGCCTGCCCCTGGGCGCCTTCCGTGGGCAACAGCTTGTCCTGGTTGAACGTGGCGTAATCGCCCTGGTAGGTGCGGATCGTGTCGCTCAGCAGATCCTCGCCCTTCTTGCTGAAGAACGAGTCGGCCAGCAGCGTGCCGATGATCGGGGCCGCCAGGACCGCCGCGGGAGCGGAGACGGCGCCCAACGCGGTGGTGGCGCCGGTTCCGGCAATGCCCCCGCCCGCCGCGCCGCCGGCTAGGGCCCCCGCCGTGCTCGCGGCCGTCCCGGCGGCCCCCACCCCGCTGGCGGCGGTGGCCAGATCCTGATTGCCCGTCTGGGAGGCGATGAGCCCGAGGATGGCCGAGAGGGCGCCCGCCCCCGACGAGATCCCGCCGAGCGCCCCGCTGGCCCCGCCCCCGAGGGCTTCCGCGGTGCCGGGGGCCGCGCCGGCCACGCCCTGGCCCCCGGAGGACACGCCCTCGAGCCCGCCCATCACCTCGCGGATCTGGTCGCCCGTGAAGCCCTGCTGAAAGAGCAAGTCCACCGTGCTGGCGTCGAGCGGGGTGCCGAAGGGCAGGGCGCTCGGGACGCCCCCGAGGGTGCCGACCCCCGAGCCGCCGGGCGTGCCGAGCAGGCTGGCGAGGCCCGGGATCCCCCGCAGCTGGTCCGAGAGCGACGCGCCGCCCGTCCCCCCGCGGGTCGACCCCCCGCGCAGCAGGTCGGTCAGGCTCTGGCCGGTCTTGCCCGCCACGCCGAGCGATTGGAGCGCCAGCGCGAGGTCATCGGCCCCGCCGCCGCCGAGGGCCCGCCCCCCGGGGGCGCTCCCGCTGCCCGGCGTGCCGACCACCGCGGCGGGCAACCCGCCCCCGGCGCTGCCCGACAGGTCGCCCTGCCCCTGGAAGGGCACGCGGACCTGGCTGCCGAGGTAGTTCGGCCCCTCGACCAGCAGCCGGTTCAGATCGTCTTGCTCAGCCACAAGGCCACCCCCAGGAGGGCCGCGCACGTGAGCAGCACGCCCAGCGCGCGGAGCGGGTGCTCCACCGGCTCCTCGTGATCCCAGCGCATCCGCGCGTCGTGGCGCATCAGCTGTCTCCGTTCGGCACCTGGTAGGCCACGATGTCGATGGTGCCCGTGTTCGACACCGCCCCCGACCACTGCGCGAAGAATTGCTGGCTCACGTTGGGCAGGGTGGCGATGATCGGGCACGACGCGCCGAGCGTGTTGATCCCGGTGATCGGGCGGTAATCCTTGGTCGTAAGGTAGCGCAGCATCAGCTGCGTGTTGTTGTTCGCGTGGCTCACGAACCCGCCGACCTCGAACCGGCTGGCGTTGGCCGATACGCACGTGCTCACGTTGAGCGTCGTCTCACTCGTGGACGAGAAACTGGTGGCGAGAATCTGGCGCGCCTGGTACTCCACCCACGAGCCCCGCAGGGACACGCTCGTGAGCGTCGAGCCGGCGCCGAAGAACACCGCCCCCGCGTAGGCCCAGTGCGTGTACGTCGCGGGCAGGGTGGGCCCGGTCGGCGGCGCGGTGGCGCTCGACAGCGTGGCCAGCGTGGTGCCGTTCCAGATGAAGTAGAAATGCACGAACGTGGAGGCGGTGAAGGCGCCCGCCTGGTCGCGCCCGTTGGCCGCGGTCGCCACCGTCACATCATTGGTGAGCGTGCCCGTGCTCACCTGGATGTTGATCGTGCCGTCCGCCGGGTTGCGCAGCTGCACGAAGCTGGCCGCGAGGTCGAATTTCGTGGTGGGCGTCCCGCTATTGTTGGCCCCGGTCAGCCCCGACACGCGCGGCACGCCCGTGCTGACGCCCACCGCGGTCTGCCCGATCTGCGTCCACGTGCTGCCCGTGTCGGCGTAGAGCAGGCCGTTGTCGGTGGCGAAGTAGAACCGCCCCGCCACGCCCGCCGCGGGGCGCGACCCGAGCAGCCCGAGCGTGATCTCGCGGGTGTTGACGTACGAGGCGACCGCGGTCCAGTTGGCGTCAAGCAGCGAGGCGGCGACCGAGCCCGAGGCGGTGGCAAAGGTGTTGGGGATGCTGAGCGAGCCGCTCATGCTAGTTCCACTCCTTGCCCTCGGGCTTAATCTGCATCTGGATCGCGCTCATAATGTACGGAGACGACGTGCCGGTCAAATCGAGCGCCAGATAGCGCCCCAGGAGCCCGCCCGGCATCTGCTGCCGCACGAGCTGCAGCCCCGCCGCCACGAAGGTGAGCGGCCCCGTGCCGACGAACACGATGGGGCCGGCCCCGACGAAACTGATGATGTTGGCCGAGGACAGCGGAATGGTCGCCGCGCTGCTGTTCCGCTCGTTCTCCGCGGTGAGCGTCGCGCTGACCGCGGAGGAGGAGTTGAACTCGAAGCCGACGCGCAGCCATTGCTTGTACTGCACGCCGGAGCCGAAGTCGAACAGCTTGGACATGATCCGATAGGCGATGGGCGCGCTGGCGTCCGCGAACAGCTGGAAGATGTTGGTGCCGTCCGTGCCCCACACCTGGGGATCGCCCAGGCTCGAGATCACCGGGGTGATCCACGTGAGTGTCCCCTGCCGGGCGATGAACCACTTGCCCTGGCTGAAGCAGAGCAGGATGGGGATCGTGCCGCGCCCAAACGGGTCCACCAGGTTGATCAGCGCGCACCAGAGGAATACGTCGAAGATCGTCGTGGTGGCCGCCGGCACGTCGGCCGGGTGCGACAAGATCGGCCAGAGCCCGTCGAGCTTGTCCGAGAGCTTCTGCGGCGTCGCCCCCACGATGGCATACACGCCGTACTGATTGAGAAACAAGAAGGTACGAAAGAAGGAGGTCACGCTGGAGGGGTGCGGCGACCCCACATTGGTCACGATGTTCGTGATGCTGAACGTGGTCACGCCGCCCGTCGTCGCCACGTTGCTGATCGCGTCCACCGCCCCCGCGCCCACGATCCAGAGCTGCTCGAGCGCCGACAGCAGCCGGTAGATCTTGCCCGGGAACGCGCTGTCCGTGACCGTGGCCGTGCCCGCCCCGCTGGCCCCCGTGAAGTCGTTGTACGTGTCGGGCGCGGTGAAGGCAATGGTGCGCGAGGCCGTGGTGAGCCAGGCGCGCCCCTCGAACACGGCCACATCGGTGGCAAACACGGTGGAGCCGGCCACGAAGGTGGCGGTGCCGGTGTTGTAGAAGTACCCCTTGGTGGGATCGGCCACCAGGACGGGCGTGTCCTTCCAGATGGTGAGGCGGGCGCTGGTCGTGACCGTGCCCGCCGCCGCGGACAGCACCTGCGAGCCCGTGACGGGGTCCACCGTCGTCATGGAGCCGTCGGTATTCACCGTGATGATGACCGGCAAGGGGCCGCCGCCGCGGTTGAGCGAGAAGCCCCACATGGTGGCGACGCCCGCGGCGACCGCCGACATGGTGGAGCCCACGTTGGGCAGGATGCGCACGTTGCCCGAGCCGATGGGCATGGCGTTTTCCATCCAGAAGAACTCGGTGGCGTCGCCCGACAGCTCGTCCTTGATCGCGGTCCGGGCGTCCGTCTGGTTCATGCCCGAGAACTTGCGGAACTGGATGGTTTGGGCGGAATCGTCCCCGCCTCCGCCAGGCTTGCCGGGCGGCTGCCCGCGCATTTAGCGCCATCCGGAGAAGCCGTAGTAGGGGTAGGGCATGCTGCTGCTGCGGCTATTGGCCATCACCTCGTCCAGGCGGTCCCGGTAGAGCCCCTTGAACCGCTCGGCCTCGTCGTACTGCTGGATCTGGATCTTGGCGAAGCTGCACGCGAGAAACGGCACCGGATCCGTCCACGGCGCGGGCAAGGGGTCCGCGTCCGTGGCGTTGACCAGATCGGGCGAGGCCACCAGGCAATCCCACTCGGTCACGTACGCCTGATTCGGGGCGGGCGCGAAATAGATGGCCCCCGCCCCGTACTTGGCGTAGGCCAGCGAGACCTGGTTGTAGAGGTTGATCCCCTGCACCTGCGAGGTGAGCAGGGTGTAGGGCAATTGGCTCAGGAGCTGGCGCACGTTCGAGTAGTTGAGGATGATGCTGAACACGTCGAAGGCGTTGGCGTTGACGCTCGCCACCTGGTAGACGTTGGTGCCCGTCGTGAGGGTGAACGTGGTGATCTCGCGGTTCATGCCCGTATCGCGGTCGCGCTGCTTGATCGCCTTGTTGATGTACGCGGTCAAGTCCGACTCGGACCAGTACGAATTGGTCGAATCGTGCAGGTACCGCTCCACCTCGGCCAGGTAATCGCTCAGTGACGCCACCCGCTCCCCCTGAAACACAAAGGGCCGGAGCCCGGTGGCTCACGGCCCCTTCGTGTGCGTTCGCGTGGGTCGATTAGACGCCGGTCAACGCGCCCGAGTAGCCGGTCACCAGGGTCTGCGCCTTCGGCTTCGTGCAGACCAGCTGCAGCAGGGTCACGAGCACGAGGAGGTACGCCAGCTGCATGTTCGGCAGCAGGCTCTCGGGCCCGGCGAGCGCGAAGGCCGCATCGCTGTGGATCTTGAAGCCGATGTACGACGAATTGAAGAACACGACCTGGTTCTCGCTCGCCGCGAGATCCATGTAGATGGGCACGCCCGAGACCGCGAGCGCGGTGAAGGCGGCGCGGGCGCCGTCCTCGGTGTCGCTGAACGCGCGCTCGGGGGTGATGTTGTACCGCTCGCTCCCGATGTAGTCCTGGCTGAGCGCGGCCCACGTGCCGGGGCCCATGATGCCGAAGGACGGCATCTCGCCGCCGCTCGCCTTGGTGGCCGAGGTGATGGCGGTGACCATGTTGGCGCGGGTGATGGCGGTGGAGCCGAGCGTGGTCGCCGTCTTGACGTTGCCCTGCCAGAACGTGTTGCCCACGCGCGTGATGTTGCCGTAGTTGGCCTGGGAGGGGTTCGTGGTGGAGATGATGTCGGCGATGGAGAAGATGTCGTTGGCGGTGTTGGCCGACTGCGCGGCCCAGAGCCGGGTGTTCAGGTAGTCGGCCATGCTGTTGCCCGCGTCATTCATGCGGGCCTCGATCAGCGGGATCACGGCCGCGTCGATCTGGGCCAGCCCCTCCATGACGTAGTAGGGGATCGGCGTCACCATCGCGGCCATCGTGAACTCCGCGTTGGTGAGGCCCGTCTGCAGCTGGGGCGCGGTGAAGCTCCCCGAGTAGTCCGTGGTGCTGGTCGTGGTCATCGCGGTGTTCTGCAGCGGCACCGTGATGGGGCTGACGCCGGCGCTGATGGGCTCGGCGGCGGCCAGGAAGGCCGAGAGCGTGGGCGTGCTCTGGTACAGCTGCACGATCACCTTGGGGATGAACGCACGCCGGGTGACCGCCGACAACTCGGTCAGGACTGAGCCGGAAGGGGGAAGGAATCCGCCGCCGATAGGCATCGCTTATCGCCTCCTAACTTTCCGCCTTGATGGCGATGAACGTGGCATTGACCACGCCCGCCGCGCCGCCCTGGATGCGGCTGGTGAACCCGTCCACGTACCAGACGCCCGAGCCCAAGCCCGCGAGGGCCTGGATCCACGTGGTGCCGCCGTCGGGGGTGAACTCGAGCGCCGTGCCCGCCGGGATGGTGAGCCAGGCGAGCGCGGGGAGCTGCCCGGCCAGGATCGGGTAGTTGGTCGCGTTCAACGTCTTGCCGTTGATCGGGTTGACGTTGAGGGTGATGATGGAGCCGAAGGCCGAGCCGGCGGTCCCGTAGGTCGCCGTGGCGAAGGTGCTGATCTTGACGGCCATGGACTACCTCCCCCCCTGCCGGACTTCATCGAGCACCCGCGCCGCCTCGCGCCGGGCCCAGTTCTTGCGCTGGCTCGGGGTGCCGAACAGTTCCTTCTGGTTCGGCATGTCGAAGGTGAACGACTGCGGCGCGCCCCGGGGGGCCGCAGCGGCCCGGCGGGTCACGAACACCTCGGCGGCGACGGCGGGGTCGCCGATCTTGCCCTCCACCATGAGCTTCTCGACCGCCTCGACCTCGGCGGGGGCGACGCCCTTGGCGGTCATGGCCTCGATGGCCTCGGCGCGGCTCTGCTTGGCCTCGCGCTCCTGCCACACCTTCTCGCGCGCCTCGTACCGCTTCTCCCACTTGTCCTCGATCTGGCTCACCCGGTCCTGCACCTCGATCTCCGGGATGCGCACGTCGGGGTACTTGGCCTTGATCAGCCGCAGCGTCTCGTCGCGGGTCTTGGGGTCCTGGTACAGCTCATCCAGGAGCTTCGACTTCTGCAGCACCGGCTGCCACTGGGGGTCGATCTCGGGCTCGGCCATCTACTTCCTCCCCCGCCCCCGGTCGGACACGGGGCCCTTGCCGCTCGGCCCGGTGGTGCGCCCGCCGTTCTGGTCCCAGATGCGGGACTCGCCCTTGCCGCCGAGCTTGAGCGCGCGGGGCGGGTTGACGATGCGGCCCACCTGCTGCTTGCCGCTGCGGGGGTCGCGGAACGGATACGCCTTCGGGGCCCAGTTGCTCGGCATGGTGGTCTCCTTTACCCGGGTTGCGAGCCGGGCCCTGGCATCGGCCCGCCCATGGCTTGCGGCCCCGCGGTCTGCACGGGGCGGACGGCCTCTTGGATGGATTGCCCCTCGGTCTGCGTGAGCCCCGGCGAGGCTTGGATGTCGATCTTGGCGAGCGACTTGATCGCGTCGTACACGGCCTTGCCCTCCGGGGTGCCCACCCCCAGGGCCGGCGCCGCCATCTCCAGCACCTTGCGAGCCGCAAGGGCGCGGAGCAAAGCTTGGCCCCGTCCGCCGGCCCCGGAGACCGGACCGGACGGAGCGGCTGGCGCCTGCGCGTGCGGCGCGGGCGCTGACGGCGCCATTCCTGGAGGCAGCTCCGGCATCAGCGACTACCGACGACCCCGACGACCCCGACGACCCCGACGGGCCATGGCGTGGACTCCTCTCTGACCGCACACGCGCGGCTCCACGGTGCGACCGCAGATAAGGTAGGCATCGGGGGGGAGCATACGCATACCACATCTTGGGGTGTCAAGAAAATACCGCCTACCGGTGGGGGCTACCAGCGCGAGACGAGGGTCGCCGAACTCAGGTCGCGGTGGCAGAGGTGCAGTCCGGGATGGCCCCGGGGGCGCCCGCACCGGCGGCCCTGATCGTTGCGGACCGTGCAGCGCCCGGTCGCGTAGTGGTGCGACCAGGTCCGGGGCCTACCGCCCTTTCTTTTCAGCCTTCTTCTCCTCGATCTGGAACTTCTTGGCCACCATCTCGGCCTTGGCCTTCATCAGCACGCGCGCCTTCTCCATCAGCTCCTCCGCGCGCGGCGGATTGATCATCTCCACGTAGTCGGCCAGGTCGATGGCCCCGGCCTTGAGCAGCCGGTCGGCCTTGTCGGAAAGATCCTGCGCGTAGATCGGGCTCGAGGTGTGCGCGGACACCTTGACGGTGGTGCCGCGCGGCAATTGCGCGAGCAGAAACTCCTGGCCGTCGTCGGTCTCGTATTTCGTCGGGTCATCGCGCTGCATCAGGTGAAACAGGCGCGTCGCGAGCACCTCGATGGCGTCCTCCACGATCAGCGCCTTGTTGCGCACGGGCCCGGAGGCGATGGAGGCCAGATCGGCCAGCTGATTGCCGGCGCGCACCCCCTGCTCGTTCTGGCCCTTCAGGATGGGCGGCATCTGGATGGCCTCGTCGAACATGCCGTCCACCCGGTCGATCAACTCGAACGGGTTGTCGGGCATGGGCGGCCGGAGCGGGTCCATCTTCGACTGGGGGCCGCCCTGCACGAGCGCGCCGCGGGTGCGCATGGTGAACTTCTTTTCATCGCCCATCGGCATCATGCCGGGGCCCGAGTAGAAGCCCGGCGGATCGAGCTGCAGGCCGTACAGCTCGTCGATCTCGCCCATCCGCCGCTCGCGCCAGTCTTGCAGCTGCAAGAGCTTCTCGATGGCCGACTCGCCCCAGAAGTAATCGAGCACGGGATCGGTCCACACCTTGACGAACGGCAACTCGGCCTCGAAATCGCCCACGGCGGGGAGCACGGGGTTCTGGCGCTCCATCACGGTCCATGTGCCGATGACGGTCGAGACCCAGTAATCCACGTGCGTCTTGCCGTCGATCTTGATGTCGGACTTTTCCCACACCTCGATGCACTCCACGAGCGGCTCGGCCACCTGCGCGCGCAGATCGGTCAGCTGCGTCCAGGGCGTCATGCCGCCGGGGAACGTGCCGATGGGCGGGGAGGGCTGCGCGGTGTTGATGATGATCTGCTGGAGCATGTTGGACGACTGATCCGCCTGCTGGCCGGGGGTGGCGTGCTCCTCGGCCCAGGTGACGATCTGGTCGGCGTTCTTGAGCCCCCGCACGAGCAGGCGCACCTCGGGCACCGTGAGGTAGTACCAGTGGACGAGCGCGTCCTGGCGGTCGAGATACGGCACGTCCTCGCGCAGGACGGCGCAATCGCCCGGGGGAATCCAGTTGAGCGAGTAGGCGTGCTCGGGCTCGGCCAGGAGCTTGACCAGGCCCGCGCCGTAGACGCCCGCCATCTTCACGAACTCGCCAAACATCACGTCGGCGCCGATATCGCGCCACGTGCGGGTGAATTCCTGGCGCGCCACCTCGGCCGGCTTCATCCACGCCTTCTTGTGCGCGGGGGGCAGGCCCAGCGAGAAGCGCGTGCCCTCGGGGTTGTACAGATACGACGCCTGCTGGGTCACGGCGGCCTTGATCTTGTTGAACCGCGCGGGCATCCCGGCGCGGTCGGTGCCGCGCTCGTACCAGATGCGCATCCGGCCGTACTTGTCCTGGCGCTGCTGGCGCGAGGTGGCGCAGGAATCGATCAGATCGAGCAGGCGGCGCGACTGGTCGCGGTCGGTCGCGGGCGCCACGTCAGCGCACCACCATCCCGGTCGTCGGGATCGGGCCGCCCAGGCGGCGGAGCAGGGGGACGTTGACCCCCGCGCTCGCCTGCCGCCCTTCGCCGGGGACCAGGCCGAGCATCCCGGCCGCGGAGGCGCCCGTATTGGTGCGGCGCAGCTGCAGCTGCTCCTGCACCGGCACGCCAGGGGCCACGGCCTCGAGCGGCGCCTCCGTCCGCTCACGCTGGCGCGTCACTTCGGGCTCGACCAGGCGATCGACGTGCTGGGCCATGCCGCGCCCCACGTTCACGGCGTCGAACAGGCGGCGGATGCGGGTGGTGCCGCACACCGGGCAGCGGGTCGCGGCGACGGGCAATTCGTAGAGCGGCGCCTCGCCGTCGGCCTGCTGGCACTTCTTGGACAGGCACACGAAATTGGCCCGGGGCCCCATTAGGGGGGAGAGTAGCACAGCAGCGCGTTACCACAGCACTTCCTGCCGCAGCCGCTTGACCGCGATCTCGCAATACTTCGGCTCGATCTCGATGCCGATGGCGCGCCGACCAGTCTCCTTCGCCGCATGGAGCGTTGTGCCGCTGCCAGTAAATGGGTCCAGCAGCACTCCGCCGGGCGCCGCGGCGAGTTGTACGATGTGCTTCATTGTGTCAAACGGGCGAGGGCATGGATGCCCGATGCGGTCCCCAAACACGCCCGCGACATTGCCGACATGATAATCGCGGTTCACATGCCCGCTGTTCGGCCCGTTGTTCGGCCCGTTGTTCCAAAACACGACGGGGTCCCAACTATGCCACACGCCAGTCGGGCGAATCTGCGCGAAGTTCTTGCAGGCGGCAAAGAGACGCCAGCCCTCGGGAAACCACTCGTGAAAGCGACCGATGTTAGGCATGGCTTGAAAGATGAACACCCAACCCGCCGGCACCAAGCGGGTGCTCTCATGTACGAGCCAGCGCATCATTGCGGGATAGGCGCTCGGAGAGTCGTCCCATGTGCCGCGCGGCCACCCGATGCCATAGGGCGGGTCCGTCACCATCGCATCTACGGAGCCGAGCAGCGGCAACACCTCACGGCAATCCCCGCAGTAGAGCGTGATGCCCGGCTCCTCGTGGAACAGGTAGTCGCGGAGACTCATAGCCGGCCCCCCAACCCGGAGAAAAAGCGCTCCATCAGCCGCGTCCCGGCGTGCGGCATGGGGGGCGCGGGCGGCTCGGCCTCGCCGGGCGCGCGGATGGGCAGGTGCTGGAGCACCGGCATGGCCTGCTCGAGCCAGCATTCCACCGCCATCGCCCCCGCCAACACGCGATCATCGTGCGCCTTGCCCTCGGCCTCGATCACGCCGCCCTCCTGCCGCCGCATGTTCGACAATTCCTCCACCATCTCGGCCGACCGGATCACGAGGGAGCCGACCATGCAGCAGTCGCGCAGCCGCGTGAGCACGCCCTGTCGCCGCGAGCCGCTGGTCATCCAGTGCCAGGCCATCGCGCCCCCGAAGGTGTCGTACCGGCGGTAGATGTAGTGCCGGATGGCGCCCACCACGTCGCTGATCTCGCTCGGGGAGCGTTGCGTGCCCCAGCCGAGGGTCTGCAGGCGCTGAATCTCCTGCCACACGGCCTGGCCGGGGCCCTGCAGTTCCAGGATGAAGTAGGAGCGCATGTACTGGCCGGCCAGATGCAGGCACACCCACGCGAATTGCTGCAAGGTGATGTCGTTGTCGCTGAACTCGGCCACCTGCACGAGCTTCGACCGCTCCACACGCCACACCTGGCACGTGTGGTAGTCGGAATCCTCGCTCGCGCCGAACGCGGGGTCGGCCGACACCACGTAATAGCTGTGCGGCTGCGGGTGCTCCCACAGGGTGAGCTGCGCCAGCTCGTCGGTGGTGGCGTGCAGCGCCATCTGCTCGACCAGGGGGCCGAAGGTGAAGCGGTAGAAGTCCGGCGCGGGCGCCTCCACGAGGTTGCGGCGCAGCGTGTTCATCGTCTGCGAGCCCAACCACGGGCTGCCGGTCGCCTGGAAGGCGTGCTCGGGCAGCGTGGGGAAGTCCTGGTGCATCTTCACGTCGTCGCGGATCTCCTCGGCGAGCTTCCAGCGGAACCACGCCCACTGCGTCGGCGTGAGCGTCACGCCCCACCGCTGCTGGATCTGGGCGGCCCAGCCCTGCTCCTCGCCCGTCAGCTTGCCGTCCCAGTAGACGCGGTATTGCTTGCTCTGCGGGGCCAGGTCGTAGAGCGTGTGGCGCCACCAGGGCACGAAGATCGCGTGCTGCGTGGTGGCGAGCGCGGCATTCTTGTACATGTCGTAGTAGAAGTTGAAGCCGTTGGCCGTCGATTCGCGGAGGTAGAGGCGGTGCGGGTGGCGCTCGGAGAGGGAGGCGAAGAAATCGGGGATGCGCTCGGGGTCGCCCCAGTACGCGACCTCGCTGCCGTGGTAGAAGTTGAGGCCCTTGGAGCGTCCGAGGCTCACGCTGCTGCGCGGCCCCGCCGTCTGGAACACGAGGCGCGAGCCGTTGGCCCACGCCTTCAACGCCTTGTTGTCGCGGATCATGGGCCACTGGTAGCGGACGGGGAGCGACTGGAAGAACTCGGTCATCATCACGCGGAAGTAGGCCGTGTTCGGGTCCGTCTCCGTGATGAACGCGCCCGTGAGGCCGCCGTAGCGCAGCATCCAGTAGAGATCGAGCGCGAGCAGCACGGTGGTGACGCCGATCTGGCGGGGCTTCAGGATCACGAAGTTGTGGATGCCTTTCTCGAGCTGGCTCACCACTTCGTTGAGCACGTACTGCTGGACCTTCCACGGCGTGAACGGGATGACGCCGTGGTCCTTCGAGGGAATGCGGATCGTCTGCGCGAACGCCCAGAAGGAGGCGGCGAGCGCCTGGGTCTGTTTCTTCACAGACTCCCGCGCTCTTTGAGGCGGCGCATCAACTCGTCAATCTTTTGCTCCACGCTCTCCAGTCGTCGAATGATCTCCGTGTCGTCGATGCGAAGTGACCCGGGGTGAGGATCGGCCTGCCAGAACGGCAGACTCGTGATTTGCTCAGACGGCATCATCGCCTCCCCAACATCACCCCGCCGGTCCCCAGCGCGATGGTAAACGGGTGGCGCTTCCGCTCCCACCAGAGCTTGCCGCCGACGATGCCCGCCTCGACGCGGGCGAGCACGCCGGCGCTGAAGGGCTCGCGCCCCTGCGCCACGTGCTGGAGCGCGTCCCACGTGTGCCAGTCCATCCGCCACTGGTGCTGCATCACGGTGGCGACGAAGCAGCGGGCGACGAGCTGCGCGCGCCAGCCGTGCGTGGGGTGATCGGGCCGCGGCGGCCACTGCCAGCGGACCATGCGGGTGTGCCGCGGGCACGCCCGGTCGCCCAGGATGTGCAGCGGGCGGTCGCGGTGGCGGTGCGCGTAGCGATACCACGCGGTGACCGGCTCCCAGAAGGACGCGGGCGGGCGGTAGACGGGGGCCAGGTGGCGCGAGATCCACGTGACGGGATTCTGGAGCGCGTAGGAATCGCGCCAGCCCGTGAGCGGGCGGCCCACGTCCTCCCACCGCTTGCGGCGAAAGCACCGGCCCCCGAGGGGCCCCGGCTCGCCCACCCGGACGAGGGCGCGGACGCACGTACTGCGCTCGGCCTGGGCCAGGCGCCACCAGGCGCGGGGAAAGCCCGTGTGGACGTTCATGTGGCCATGGCCGCGCAGAGATAGGCGACGGGGATGCGGGCCAGGGGCGGGAGGGGGGCGGTGGCCGCCTGCCACTGCCCGAGGCCCTCGTGCCACACGCGCAGCGTCGGGGGCTGGAACCCCGCGGCGGCGGCCGCGGCCGCGAAGGCGGCGGGCGTGGTGACGTGGTGGACGGTCCCCACGTCCGTGGGCGGCCCGGCGGCGACGGGGCCCGGCATCCCGACCCACACGCCGCCGGGCCGGAGCACGCGGGCGGCCTCGGCCAGCATGGTGGCGCGCGCCCCGGGCCGGCAGGGATCGCCGTAGCGCCCGAGGCCCACGTGGCACCACACGCACGTGGAGGCGATGGCGTCGAAGGCCGCGGCGGGGAAGGGCAGCGCGGCCGCGTCGCCCTGCACGGCGGTGACGCCGGGCAGCGGGGGCGGGGTCCGCCAATCGAGGTAGGTCACGGCCCAGCCCTGGGCGGCGAGGGCGCGGGCCTCGCCGGGGGGCGAGCCCACGACCAGGCAGGCGGCGCCCGCCGGGGCCAGGTGCGCGAGCACCCAGGCGGCGGCCTGCTGGTAGGTGCTCCCCGGCTCCGCGTCGAGGGTCCAGCCCTCGGCAGGGGTGCACCCGGGTGTGGGGGCGTCGGTCACGCGCCCCCCGGGTCGGTGGCGGCCCGGAGGGCGGCCAGGATCGGGCGCCACGGGTGCTGCGCGGCGGGATCGGCCAGCCACGCCCCATCGGCATCCTTGAGGGCGCGGTCGTACACGGCCAGGGCCAGGGCGAGCGCCGCGGCGGGTGGCGGGACCGTGCGCGGCACGACGGGCTCCCGGGCGGGCGCGGCGGCCCCGCGGTGGGCGGCGGCCCAGGCGCGGGCGTTGGCCTTCTGCTGGCAGCGGCGCGAGCAGAAGCGCGGGGGGCGCCCGGGGCCGGGGCGGCGCACGACGGGGGCGTGGTCCTCGGGGCACACGGTGAGGGCCGTCAGGGTCGCGACAAGGTCGGTCACGCCAGGGCCGGATGCCGGCGGCGGAGCAGCCCCCAGGCGGTCACCACGCCCGCGGCCCACCACCAGGCCGGGTCGGCGAGCGCCGGGGCCAGCGCGACGGCGAGGACGAGGACGACGGGCAGCGCGAAATCGGGCAGATAGCCCACCACCCACTTCGGGCGGATCAGGGCGCGCGGGGCATGGGCCGCGACCAGGGTGCCGGCCGTCACGGTGAGGAGCGTGCCACAGGGGGCGGGCAGCGCGTGGCCGATCCCGGCGAGGGCCAGCCAGCCGGCGACGGGCTCGTAGCGCTGGGCCAGCACGCGCAGGCCGTAGGCCCACCCGTCGCGGGGGATGAACGGCACGGCGTGCTCGCGCCGGATCAGGCGCACCCAGCCGTTCGCGGCCACCACCTCCGGGTGGCCCCCGAGGTACCAGCCGATCCCCGCGGCCGCGAGATACGCCCACCCGGAGGACGACAGCACGAGGAGGGCGAAGGCTTGGGGGAGGGCCGACGCGCGGAGGAGCGCCAACGCGCTGCCACAGAGCACCGCGAGCAGCGGCAGCCCGTGCCACGCCGCGTAGAGCCCGCCGAGCCAGAGCGTGGCCTGCAGGCCCTCGTAGGACGCCGTGGCGTAACTACCCACCAGGGTGGCGCTCGAGAGCAGCACCAGCCCCACCCCCACGGCCGCCGCGGGGCCCCCCAGTTCCTGCGCCCAGATGAGCGTCAGCGTCACGCCGGGCAGGCTCAGCGCGAGCGACACGCCGCGGCCGAGCGCCCGCTGCCGCTCAAGCGGCACGTAGCGGGCCCAGGCGTACACCCAGTACGCCCCCGGCAGGCGGAACGGCAGCCGCGCCACCCCCCCCACCAGCGCGGGCGCCACCCCGAACTCCTGCTGATACCGCGCCTGCTGCACCGCCGCCCCCGCCGGCAGCAGCCCGTACTCGCCATCGCACCACCCCATGCGCCGGGCGAGCCAGAGCCCGTAGGCCGCGTACCCGACCAGGATCGCCGCGATCATGGGGCCGCCTTCGCCAGCCGCCGGGCCCAATACGCGAGCTGCCGACACTGCCGCCCACACCACCGCTGCCAAAACTGGCGCGGGATATACGGTTTCCCGCACCGCTCGCACACCTTCGGGTCCAGTGCCGCCGTAGCCTCCGTGGCAGGCATCGTCGAGTGGGTCACCTTTAGCATCGCCCGACGGCCTTGTCAAGGCGATTCGGGGGCCCGGCGCGGCTTCAGCGGCCCCCCGCGGGGTTGATGCCCCAACTTTTTCGGCGCGGGGGTGGCGAGGGGTGCCCTGCGCAGCACACGCGCCGTCCCGTTGCGCTCCGCCCGGGCTCGGGCACACGCCGCGATCCAGCGCGCCTGGTGCGCCTGCCACCAGGGGGAGGCCTTCCACGCGGCACTGACGCGCTGCGCTGCGTTGCGACGCGTCATGTCAGCGCCCACATGTGTGGTGTGGCGCACCTTTACGCGACACGTGTCTGATAAGGGGCATTATGTCACGTTGCGACGCGACGCGTGGTCCAGAATCTGGACTGCTCGGGAAGGGTGTGAAAACGCGGAGCGCAGCGCGAGGAAGCAGCTCCCCCCGGCGTCGACTAGCGGCATGGCGCGCCGGTGAGGGTCACCCACGTATCCAGGCGCTCGCAGCCGCAGGGGCACGGGGCCTGGGTGGTGGTGAACACGGCGCTGGTCATGGCGCTTTGCGGTTGCCGGGGCACCAGCGGCTCGCGCCCGGGACGCGGCGGGTGGCGGGCAGCAGGTGGGTGGCGGGCTTGCCCCAGGCGGGGGCGATGAGGCGGCCGCAGACGGGGCAGGGGGTGCGCGGGCTCATGGCTGGCGCGTGAAGCCGAGGCGCTCCGCGGCGGTCTTGCACTGGGCGAACTGGGTGGCGGCGTCGTACTCCGCCTTCGCGTAGAGCGGGCTGGTCAGGAGGCCGAGCAGGCCGCTGCCCGGGGAGTGCGCGGGGCGCACGCACGTCACCGCGTCGGGGCCGCGGGTGTAGGTGGCGGTGGTGCTGCAGCCAGTCAGGAAAGCGCACACCCCTAAGACAAAGAGAAAGTGTGCGGTTTGGGTGGGGGGCGTCGGAGCGCCCCCCCACCCCACCAACCCGCACAGAAGCGTGTGCGGTTTCCGGCTCAGGACGTGTGCGGTTTTTCTGCGAGTCCCCATAGCCCTTTATTCCCCCTCCCGCCCGGCAGTGCGGTTAAGCGTACCACGGTGTGCGCTTTCTCCATCTGGCTCAGCCGGGCTCGAATGTGGTTGTCGGCCGCCTCGCACAGCTCGGCCAGCTCCTGTGCGGTTTTCGCCCCGTCGCGCAAATGGGCCCGGATCTGGGCACTCAGCGGCGCCCGCGCGAGATCGGGATCGCCAGGCCGCACAAAGATATAGCCCTCGGGGCTGAACAGGAACCGGGTCGCCGCTTGCCCCTTCCGCGGCCCCGTATTGCTCTTGGTGTGCGTCAGGGTCAGCGTGAACTCATCCGGCTCCGTGCCCTCGTTGCGCTTGGCCTCGATCACGCTCCGCGCCAGGTTGTAGACGTACACGCTCCCGAACGGCCGACTATGCCCCCGCTGCCGGTCGGCCTCCATCTTGCTCACGTGGGCGATCACCAGCCGGGTGGCCGGGGCCAGCGACCGGAGCGCGTTGAGCGCCGCCGTGGCCGCTCCGGCCGTCTCGGGCTCGGCGCCGCAGGCCGGCCCCAGGCTGTCACAGATCACCAGATCGACCCCCGCCTGGGCCACCACCGTGCGCAGCTCCCCGGCCTCCTCCGCCACCGGGCGCGTCATCGGGCGGTAGAGGATCGCCCCCGGCGCGACCCCCGGCTCCGGGCCCAGGAGCCCCCACAGGCGCTCCTCGTGGTCGCTGCGCGAGGACTCCCAGTCCAGATACAGCACCGTGCGCACGGGCGCTACCCGCCAGCGGCCGAGCGGGGCGGCCGTGAGGCCGCTCACCGCGAACCCGAGCGCAAAGAGGCTCTTGCCGCTGCCCCCATCGCCAAAGAGGATCGTGGTCTCCCCTTGGGGCACCAGGCCCTCCACCAGCCACCGGGCGGCGCTGGGCGGCCGGGGCTCGAGCGCCGTGGTCGGCGCCCCTTTGCGATGGAGGGCGACCACCTGGAGGCATGACTCGTTGATGATCCGCAGCCACGCTTGCCCCGGGATCGCCTCGCCCGCGGCCTTGGCCGCCGTGGTCCGGGCGACGGCGCTCGCCAGCGTCAGCCGCCCCCAGTAGGCCACCAGCCCGTTCTGGGTCAGGGACAGCTCAGCCGCGATGCCGTCGCTGTGCTCGCGGAGGTGGTGAAACTCGCCCGTGATGGCGCCGGGCCACGTGACGAAGTAACTATCCCCGATCTTCTGGATCACGGCTGGGCGTGGCGATGATGCGCCCGGCAACAGGCCAGACACAACCCGCAGTCCGGGGGATGCTCCAGGGCATCAAGGGGTAGGCGGGCGTCACAGCGCCAACACCAGAACATAGGCGGGTTCCTCCCGCGTGGCACAGTACCCCTTGACAACCCGGGCGGTCAAGTCTTATTCTGCGGGCCATGCACACCATCATTCGCATCCCCGGCATCCGGTGTCCCCGCTGCGCGCACGAGTGGGTCCCCCGTAAGACGGCCAATGTCGGGAGCGCGCGCCGCTGCCCGAAATGCTTCACCCCGGTCAGCACAAAATAAGTCTTGACAAGACTGCTGCGCTGCCGTAGGCTCCTCGTATGACGCATCCCATTCCGACGCAGGAGGCGACGATGAAAGGCCACTCCCTCACCTGGCGCGTGCCCGATCTCGAGCCAGGCTACGTGCATTGCCTGCGGTGCATGCGCCGCATGACCCTCGTGCAGTTCGTGGACACGCCCTGCGTGCCGCGGCCGCGCGAGGCAAAGGCGCCGCGATGATCCCAACGAATGAGCGCAATTCGCAGGTTCACCCGATGTTTCGGAGCTTCTTGAACGGGCTCGTGCTGCCACTGCCGGCGCGGTGCTATCACCCTCCGCTCCAGATCAATGATGCGGGCATGTGTTGCGACTGCGGGGCCCGCGTCCTTGAGACGCATCCCCTCGTCTCGCTCACTGAGCACGGGCCCGAGTCCTACTGGTGGGTGTGTGGCTGCGGCGACGAGGGCGGATCGTTCCCGACGTATAACCACGCGTGGGATAGCTGGGTGGACCACCGCCCTCGGAGCGCGTGATGTGGCTCCCCTGGTCGGTCCTGCTGCTGGGCGCGGTTGGCTGCTGGCTGCTTGGCTTCATCACGGCCTCGACGTGGTGCGTGGGAGACCGCAGATGCTAGACACCTACGAGCCGGAGCCGATGAGCGGGTGCTGGCTCTGGACCGGTCGTTACATCACCACGGGATACGGCGCCCTCAAGGGTGGCGTGACGCAGTTGGCGCATCGAGCAATGTGGCGCGCGCATCACGGGGAGATTCCACGCGGCTTGTTTGTGTTGCACCGCTGTGATGTGCGGTGCTGCGTGAATCCTGCGCATCTGTTTCTCGGCACGGCGCAGGACAACACGAAGGACATGGTGCGCAAGGGCCGCCACTGGGCCCCTCCCAAGCTGGCGGCCTGCAGGCGTGGACACCCGTACGATGCGGGGAACACACGCCAGCGCCCTGGCGGGCGGCGCACATGTCGCACCTGTTCCAACGAGGCCGCGAAAATGTACCAACGGCGGAAACGCGCCAAGGAGATGGCCAATGCTCTGCAGCTACACCCGCGCGATGGCGACGTGGAGAGCTTCCATGGCTAAGGCCGGCGACGCGCGCTGCGTCTGTGGCCACGAGCGCAATGACCACGGCGACGACGCCCCGTTCACCCACAACACGTATTGCCGCGGCGCCGACTGCGACTGCGAAGGGTTCCTGCGGTTCGACAACCTCACGACCGATGACGACCCCGAGCCGCCCGAGCTGAGCGGGCGCGGGTGGTCGCTGGAGATCGAGCGATGACCACGACGGAGATGGCGACGAACAGTGCCGGCCTCTTGGAGCGCGTCGTGCTGGGCGGCGACCTGAGCAAGCTCTCCGCGCAGGACCGGCTGCTGTACTACCGCGAGCTGTGCCAGAGCCTCAAGCTCAACCCGCTCACGCAGCCGTTTCAGTACCTCAACCTGAGCGGCAAGCTCGTGCTCTATGCGCGCAAGGACGCGACGGAGCAGCTACGCAAGCAGCACGGCGTCAGCATCACTCGGCTGGAGGGCACCACTACCGAGGGCGTCTACGTGGTCACCGCTTACGCCAAGGACAGTACGGGGCGCGAGGATGTGGCCACGGGCGCGGTGGCGATTGAGAACCTCAAGGGCGAGACCAAGGCCAACGCGCTGCTGAAGGCCGAGACCAAGGCCAAGCGGCGCGTGACCCTCTCCCTCTGCGGGCTCGGGATGCTGGACGAGACCGAGGTGGAGACGATTCCGGGGGTGCAGGTGGTCGACCTGGGCGTGGCAGGGCCGCATGACAACCTCGCCATTACCGAGACGGTGGAGGAGGAGGGCGACCGCCTGTTCAAGACCCCCGAGGAGGAGGAGCGCGCCGAGAAGGTGGCGGTGCTCGAGTCCGTCGCTAAGGGATTCGGCGCGCTCAAGCTGACGGCCGATGAGCAGAAGGCCAAGTGGCTCAAGCACTCGGGCGGCCAGGGGCCGGTGCTGGACCCGGAGGCGATCACGCTGGACGCGCTCAACGCGCTCCTGGGCGAGCTGCAAACCCTGTACAGGGCGGCGAAGAGTCGGGAGAAGAAGTGAGACACATCAAGCTCTCGGCGGTCGTGGGCTGGGGCCTGCACCGCCACGCGCCGGCCGAGTACATCGTCGGGATCAGGCCGGCCACGCCCGACCCCGAGCCCACCGTGGAGCAGATCGCGGCGTGGCGTGCGCGGTGGGGGGCCACGTGCAGCGAGAAGACGGCGCGGACGCTCTGCGCGTTGGAGCAGGCGTTTTCGCTTGACCGCCATGGCCGCTAGCAGTGTAATAGCAGGGCAACAAGCGGGCGGTTCGTTCCTGGACCGGGGGTCGACGCCACCACGTCGGCTCCCGGTCGCCTCTGGTGGGAGGTGAGATGGCCGATCAAAAGCGGTGGTTCAAGCTATGGTGTAGCGCTCCGTCTGACGACGACCTCCTCGCGCTCTCACCGGACCTGCGCTGGGCCTGGGCGGTCCTGGGGTGCTACACCAAAGAACACGGCACCCGGGGGCGCGTCAAAGTGAGCGCCTCGGCGGCGGCCATGACCCACCGCTGCGTGTGCTGCGGGCGCGAAGAGGTGCGCAAGGGCACGTGCCCGTACTGCACCCGGTGCCGCCGGCGGATCGGCCGGTGCCGGTGATGCTCGTCGTCCCGCTCACGCTCAAGGCCGCCAATGCGCACGTAGCACGGTGGCATCGCCATCACGGCGCCTTCCCGGCGGGCCTCGACTTCTTTCGCATCGCGGCGGTGAGCGAGGGGGAGATCGTCGGCGTGGCCATCGTCGCGCGCCCGCCGAACCGCAATAGCGACGACGGGCTCACGTGCGAGGTCGTGCGCGTGGCGACGGACGGGCAGAAAAACGCCTGCTCGTTTCTCTACAGCGCATGTGCCCGGATCGCGCGGGAGATGGGATTCCACCGGATCATCACGTATACGCTCGACTCAGAGTCTGGGGCGAGCCTCCGCGCCGCCGGCTGGATGCTAGAGCGCGTCGGCATTCAAAGCTACTGGCAATCGCATCAGACCAGCGGGCGCACCGTGAAAGCGCGCGAACACTACCAAGCCAAGAAACGCAGATGGGCGTTGCCGCTTCTGGAGAATATATGAGACCGCGCCCCACGGTATTCGTGCCGGGCCACCTCGTGAACCACCAGAACGGGGCGCATGGCCACTGGTCCACCGTGGCGCGCTACCGCCAGACGTGGCGCACCAAGGTGAAGGCGGCATGGCTCGCCAGTGGCCTGCGCGACCAGGTGGGCGGGCCGACGGTGGCCAAGCGGATCTACCTCACGGCCTACACCTGGAACGTGCTCGACCATGACGGCCTCGTCAGCGCGCTAAAACCTACGCTCGATGGCCTGGTTGACGCCAAGGTGATCCACTCGGACGCACCGCACTCAGGGCATTCGGTGATCTACAGCCAGCAGATCCGGCGCGGCGGGCGCGGCGTGGAGATCACGGTGGAGGAGATTTAGATGGGCGAGCCCAGACATATCGACGTGAACACGTGGTACACGAGTGGCCCAGTCTTTCGGGTTGAGTTGGTCATGACGTTTGAGACGGAAGCGCAGGCGCGCGACATGCACGAGCAGGTGCGACGTGTGCGAGCGGACATTGCCGAGGGCCGGAAGCCGCGCGTCCAATTCGTGCTCGGCACCCTGACCCCCGCGGCGGCGGCGAAGGAGGAGGGATGAGATTTGCGTGGGACATGGCTGCGGTGGTCGGGTTGCTGTTCGTCACGCTGTCACTCATGAGCGGGGAACCGGATGCAGTCACGCGCTGGGTCGCGGTCGGCGTCGTCGCGTGTCAGGCGGTCGATCTGTTCCTTGGCGCGATGATGCGCCACTACGAGCGCAAGCTGGCCCAGGCGGATCATCCCGAGGCCACCGGAGCGGGGCGATGAGCGAGCGCGGCGAGGGGCATGATACGCCATGTCCGTATGCGGGGAATATGCGGGAGGCCCTCACTGAAATTGACGACCTCCGCACCCGCCTCGCGGAGGCGGAGGAGGCGGTGACCGCGGTCTTGCTCGCTCAACCCATGAGCAATGGAGCGTATGTCCACCTCGTGACCTGTAGCGGCGACCGCCGAGAGCCCGCAGGGACGCCGGGCCATTCATGCTCCTGTGCCATTGCGCCAAGGTCCCTCCTCGCCGCCGCCCGCCGCGCGCTGGAGGAACTAGAGGACGAGAAGTCGAAGGCTGATGCTCGCGGTGTGCTGCTGCTGGACGAGGCGCTGCAGCGGCTGGAGGAGGCGCGGGCCGCGTTGGAATGGGCGTGGAAGCACGCGAAAGAGAGCCTGGAGCCTTGGTCTGCTTGGTCAGAATGCGGAGACTCTCAGCGTGAGGGCTTCCAGTGCTGGGGCTGTGACGGCGAATTCATCTCGGAATGGCGAACCAATCCCCGGTGGATCAAGCCGACCGATGCGACGTTTCCGCACGGGGCTGACTGTGCGTACGTGCGCTTCAAGTCCGTCTTGGCCCGCCTGGCGCCCCCGCCACGATGATCCTGCTCCTATTCGCGTGCCTGCTGACCGCGCCGGGCCTGAGCCAGCAGCCCAATAGCGCCTGCTACGTGGTGGACGCCCAGATGGCGCAGCACCGGCCCTGCCGACCCGAGGAGACGCGATGAGCCCGGCGATCACGCAGTACACGCAGCCGTTCCCGGCGTGGGTCATCGACGACTTCCTCCCCGATGACCTCGCGCCCGCGGCCGACGCGCATTTCTTCGACGGCGACGGGCCCTGGATCGAGCGCCACCATCTCTACTCGCGGCACAAGGCCACGCGCACGCAGGGGCTGCATCCTGCGGTCGAGGCCGCGCTCCGCTATCTGGAGAGCCCCATCCTCTGCGCCACGATGGAGCGGCTGACGGGCTTGCGCCCGCTCCACGCGGACCCGGATCGCTTCGGCGGGGGCCAGCACGTCACGCGCGTCCACGGGCGCCTGGGCGTGCACGCCGACTTCACGCACCACCCGCGCACGGGGGCGCGCCGGGCCCTGAACCTGCTCCTGTACCTGAACCGGCAGCCCGGCGCCGGCGGCGCGCTGGAGCTGTGGTCCCCCGACATGCGGCGCCGCGAGGTGGTGATCGCGCCCGTGTTCAACCGCGCCGTGATCTTCGCCACCAGCGCCACGAGCTACCACGGGCATCCCGAGCCGTTGCGCTGGGCCCGGGAGCGGCGGTCCTTGGCGGTCTATTACTACTCGAACGATTGCTGTCTGAAGACCGACACGGGGTGGGACACCAGCTACCTGCGCACCACCGACTACCGCCCGCGCCCGCAGGATTGGGCGCTGCGCCTGCGCCGCCGCCTGCGGCGGCTCGTGAAGGGGCGCTGA